TGCCGGCCAGCCGGCCGGTTTTGCCTCGTGGGGCGAGGTTGCGGACGGCGGGCAGTGCGATCTGCGCTGCCGCGCGGTTCACTTCCTTCAGGTCGTCCATGTCCGCGCCGGCCTTGCGCATCGTCTGAACGAAGCGTTTCTGGCCGACGACCATCAATGCCTTGTCAGCCATCACTCATCACTTGCCCGTGTACGGTGCGTGGGCGACGTTCGTGACGGCGAAGCTCAGATCGTTCGTGTTCTTCGATTTGACGTCGCCGCCGATGGCGATTGGCGCGATGGTGACGTTGAAGGTCCACTGGATCTTGCCGGTATTGTTCGGGACGAACTGGGCCGGCAGCGTCTCGCCCTTGTGGTCGAAGAGCCAGACGGCCAGACCGTCCTCGCTGAAGTCGTCGCCCACGGTGCCCTCGAACGTCCATGTTGTCGTGGTGTTCGTCTCCTCTGATCCGTCGAGGTAGGTGGTCGGGTCGTCGCTGCTGTTCGACGGGTTTAGCTGCGCCTTGGTCAGGTCGGCGCTGAAGTCCCTGCCGTTTTCGGTGTCGGTGATTTTGAAGATGCCTGGTCCGAGCGTGCGGATCTTTCCAGCCATGATTTTTTCCTTTCCTTGTCTTATTCGGTTTCCAGAGCGTTCAGCACGACCTGGTAGGCCGCCAGCGTGCCGGCTCCTGCGAGGTTCCAAGTCGCGGGCGTGGCCTTCTGGATGTTCAGGCCACGTTCGGCGAGCCGGTCGAGCGCTGTGAGGATGTCATCGACTGCGGATGGCTGCGTGGCCGGCGTGCCGGCGATGACGTCCAACGTCCAGACCGGTTCCGGCGGGCCCCATGATGGCCATTCCACGGTTGGCGGTTCGATGAACACCGCGACTTTGCCGGCCGCCGGGCGGATCAGTTGGGCGTCGATGCTGACGCTGCTGACCAGTCCATCGAGCATGTCGGTGAGCGTGTTCATCAGCGCGGCTCGTTGTTCCTGGATGTTCATGCAATCACCATGCCCCCGGTGAGCACGCCGGCGGCGCGGAGTTTCGGCCAGACCGAGCGGAGCGGGTCGGTGGAGATTCTGAACGGTTCCACAGTCGAATCGCCCACGTCCATCACGCCCAGGCGCGCGTCACGCATGTTGAACAGGTCCGCCGCGCAGGAGACGATGCAATCGGCCAGCAGATCGTCATCGACGGTGGCGGTGCCGACCGCGTGCGCGACGTATCGCTTCGCCGCCGCGAGTTTGACCGTGAGCCGTTCGTCCTCTCCGGCCGGCACTCCAACCTCGTCGCGGAGCCGTTGCAGCAGGATGTTGTCATCGATCATCATGCCGCGGCGAACTTCACCGGAATCAGGCCGTCCGCATGGGTCGTGGCCACCGCCATATACCCGTAGACGCTGTAGCTGTTGGTCAGGCCGGTCACGTTCCCGTCGGTCAACTGCGCCGGGCCGCCGGACTCCCAGACGGTCACGGCGGCGGGATCGATGAAACTGGCCAATCCGGCATCGGCGTTCGGCAGCAGCACGACAGGGACGCGCATGAACGTGCCGGCCACGCCGGTCAGGTCGAAACTTCCGATGGTGTCCGACCCGTCGCCGCTGAGGTTGAAGAACCGGTCACCGGTATCCTTGAGTTTCACCAGTGCCTTGAGCACGTCCTTGGAGACCGCGAGGCGCGTCAGCGACACGTTGCGGTCGTCGGCCAGTTCGGACGCGTCGATGATGAGCGACACCCAATCGTCGATGGTCATGTTGGCCAACTGTGGCGCGTCGATCTTGTTGGCGTCAGAGGATGCGTCGCGCTGCGCCTTGATCTCCGCGTACAGGTGGTCGCGCACTGCCTTCTCGGTGGCCTTCGCGTAGGCGTTCTGCAATGCGGTGATCGCGGTGTTGAGCATCGGCGTGGTGCTGCGTTTGATGGTCTGGCGGCTCAAAGAAGTGTAGCCGCCGTAGGTGTTGATGTCGGCGGTCTTGGTGCCGAAGGCGACTTTTCCGAAGGAAAGCTCTGAGCCTTCCGTCTCCTGTTTGCCGACGGCTGTGGTGTCGGAGGTCACGACATGGTATTCCATGCTCATGCCGGTCGCCGGGAGCGTGTCATGGGTCAGGAGCTGTGAGACCTTGCGGCGGTCCTCGATCAGTTTGAGGTCGTCGGCGATCCAGGTGGCGGTGTTGCCGGTGTCCTTGGTGGAAATCAGGTCGCGGCATTCCTTCATCACGGTCATGGCCTGTTCGTCGCCTCGCGCGAGGGCCTGCATGTATTCGCCGTGGCTCCGGTACGCCGCGCCGATGGCAGCCGGTGCCGGTTTCGCGCCCATCTTGCTGATCTCGGCCTTGATGCCGCGCTGCTCCTCCTGCATGGACTGGATCAGGTCCATCAGTTCGTTGTTGTTCTCCATGGTTTCCTTCCTTTGTTCCACGGCTGGTGCCGCTGATTTGGTCATTTTCGCGTTCTGGTAGGCCGGCCAGCTCACGATGCTGGTCTCAAGCAGACGGACCTTGCGGCGGTGGGTGATGCCGTCGCGGTCCTTCTGCGATTCGATCGGAATGAAACCGACCGAGAAGCTGTCGAGCACGCCGTCACGTATCAGGGTCATGGCGTCGCGGCCGCGTGCCGTGTCGCTGATCCGCGCGGTGATGTGCAGTCCGTCGTCCGTGCTTTCCGCTTTGGTGATGCGGCCGATGGTCTCGCCGTGCTCGAAGCACAGTTTCGCCTCGTCAAGTCCCTCGAAAGAGCAATCACGGTCGAAGGTCTCCGCACCGTCCCATGTGTCGATGATGTCGCCGAACGGCACGGCGACGCCTTCCACGGTCGAGGTGCCGGAGTCATCGGCCGAGCGGAGCGTCAGGCCCTTCCATGCGATTTCGCGTTTCTCGATGTTCATTGGTCTTCTCCTTTCGTGAGTTCCGGCAGTCCTTCCTTGCGTCTCACGTCATCGACGGTGAGGAAACCGGCCTCGATGGCTGTCTTGTAGGCCGTGTATCGGTCGCTCATGTTCGCGCGCTGCGAGCTGTCCCAGTCGAATTTCGCGGTACGGCCGCGCGGCAGGAGCCGGTTGAAGATTTCCTCGATTTCGCCGGTATAGGCGGCCAGCGTGTAGTCGGCGAATTCGATCCAGCTTTGTTCGATGTTGCTGTAGGTGAGGTTCGAGCCATCGACGGCGGCGAGCATGATGCTTGCCGGGATGCCGAGCAGACGGGCGATCTGCGTGGTGTCGAACTTCTGGGTCTCAAGGAATTGCAGGTCGGCGGGTTTCATGTCGAGTGGCACATATTCCAGGGCTTTGCCGACCACCTTGATGTCTCCGGCTGTGCCGTCGCTCTTCCATGCGTCCTTCGCTATCTGCGCGGTTTCCTTCGTGACGTTCTCGGTGGTGCGCAGATAGCCCTTGAGGTTCGAGCCGTCCGTGAAGAACTTCGCCTTGTAGTCGCGGGCGAGCTGCGCGGCATCGATCTCCTCGCGTGCCGCCGAGATGGGGCCGAGTCCGCGTAGTCGGCCGGGCACGTTGAGGAATTTGCTGTGCACGACGTCATCGGCGGTGTAGGCATGGCCGAGATAGGAGAACCGCAGGTCGGGGCGTGCCGGGTCGTCGCTTTCGTCGGTGACGGTCACGTATTGCGGCGGCAGTATCTCGCAGGTGACGATCTCGCCTTTCCAATCGCGCACGATGCGCGTGAAGGCGTTGCCGTCGAGCACGAGAGAGGCCACGATGTCGGCGATGAAATCACGGCGTGATCGGCTCACGTCCGGCTGCAACACCATGGGGCTCACGTCCGGCAGGTCACGGCCGCCGCGCTGTTCCACGATCGGCAGGCCGGTGATGGCGGTCTGAAGCACCTGCACGCCACGGAACACGGTTGAGAGTTGCAACGGTTCGGTGGCCGGCCCCCGTTTCGGCGGCTTGATGCCGTCCGGCATGTCCGTGCCGTCCGCGCCGCGCGTGAGCACGCGGCCTGCGAGCCTCATGCGTTCCCAAAGATTCATGACGCCGAGGATATGGCCGTGGTTCCGTCACTGCCAAAAAAACGGTGACAAACGGTGACAAACGGTGACAAA